CCAGAGATCCAACTAAAACTTAGTTCGTTTACATATCCCATATTATCTTCTTATATCTCTGTTGCATGTAACGTTCTATGGCAATTAGAACATATTAAAATGCATTTATTTAATTCCTGTTGAACTTTTGGATGTTGTACTGAATAGGATTGTAATAATTTAGCAATCCCACCTTCCTTTTCAGTTGGGTTTTTATGGTGAAAATCATATGCTGCTTGGTGAAATGTACCATTACAGACAGAACATTTACCACCCAACAAATCAATAACTTCACGCTTTCTTTTTCTAGCATGCTCTCGCATACCAATACTTATGCATGTTTTACACCATGTATTAAGACCATCCTTGGCCTTTGATTGTTTCCAATAATTTGACAAAGGATGGTTTTGTTTACATTTTGTACATACTTTAAATTCCACAGACTCCACTAGTGCATGCTCTTTCAATATTTTCGTCAAACACAACGCCTTTATGTTTGACTGCTTCTTCGTAAGGTACTTCTGTCAGTGGTTGCCCACCTCGTGACCCGTCTGGATAACAAGTGAACCCCCGGAGTCGTGGAGCGTACTTAGATAGGGTTTCAGCAAATCGAGCAACATCTGATTCGCTGTTTCCTTTCGTACCCCATGCAGGAAGATTAATTGTTGAGCTGATGGACATGTCAACGTAATCTTGTACGTCTGCTTGGAACTTGAGTCGCTTTTCGTAGTCATGTGCTAGACCATAGGCCGTTTGAATTTTGCTAGGATCAATTCCATATTCTCGAATAAGTTGATCTGCTGTTGTGTCCACGACATATTCGTATTTCCATTTCGTTCCATCTGTGAGGTAACGGCGCTTGTAAGCAACTGCAAAGAGCGGTTCAATACCTGTAGTTGTTCCTGCGAGAATTCCGATAGAACCTGTAGGAGCAATTGCGCGGTAAGCAACTGGCTTTGAAATATATAGTCTTTCACAATGTTCGTTTGCTGATTTTTCAGATTCATCTTTATATACCTTTAACCATTCATGTAGTTCTGGAGTTACTTCGTAATCGTATCCACGTTGGAGGAGCCATGCATGGATGCCCATAAGTCCAAGTCCAAGGCGGCGATTTTTCTCCCGTACTTGATTAACTTTGTCATATGGTAGATCGGCTCGGAGCGTTCCACATACAAGGAACTTTGAACCCAATTGGACAATATCTTTGAATTCATCCAGAGTTTTAATGTTAGAGATGTTAATGCTACCAAGGTTACATACATCAGAGTCATCTTCGCTCGTAACCTCCGTACAAGCATTACGAAGTGTTTCATTTTGTTTGTCTCCAAAGTTAAAACTAAATCCCGGTTCTCCAGTCTTCATTGCTTGACGACAGTTCTCTACAAAGGTATGTAGGTTTGCACGATCTGCATTGTACAACCATTTGTCATCATAGTTCACAGAGATATTAGTCATATCTAGTGGAGCAGCTGCATTAAAGTCTCGGTTCTTACGATCCTTTGTTTCTTCGTCCCAGTTCTTTGCTGCTAGAAATGCTGGAATATCCTCATGCAACCAGTTAAGACTTGCGTAGATTGCACTCCGACGACTGCCTCCCTGCATCACACCACGGCCCACTTCGTTGATCATCTGCATTAGTGGAATTGGACCGCTGCTCAGACCCCCTGTGCGACTCAGTGGCTTCCCGCTTGGACGCAAGATACTGTAGTCGATGCCGATTCCGCCACCCGTCATTAAGCAACTTACTGCGCGCTGTGTTAGAGCTGCCCATTCTTCGCGTGTATCCTCTTCTGCTCGTAGTAGAAAGCAATTGTTAAAGTAACTGTTCTTACGACCAGCATACCAGAGATAACGACCACCGGGTACGAATTTAAACTCTTTAATGTACTGTGTTAACTGTGCCCGTTCTTCATCTGACATTAGTGGACGATCTTTACCCCACCGTGTACCACACACATCTTCCACAAGACGTTCTGCCAAAGCATCCCAAGTATCTTCTGGGCCTTGTGCATACTTACTACGAAAGATGTTTTCGCTGAAGCTATTTTTGAAGCGATTGATTTGCATTTTTATACTCTTTTATTTCTTGCTCATATTCATCATCTTTAATATTGAGTAAGATGATTCGTTTATGTTTACGCTGTTGATGCGCTTCTTTCTTTTCTGGATTAGTTGGACTTTTTTTACCTGTCCAAGAACGTGCTGTCTTCATCTTCAAATTGTTCTGTTAGATTATCATAACGCTCTTCAATCTCATCTTGAAACCGATTAACTAATTCTTCTGCAGAAATGTTAAGCAATTCCAAGATAGAGATTTCATCCAAGTTTTTTAACTTCTTACAAAGTTCATGTAATGTTAGACTCATTTACCAATACTTTCCAAGACTCTGGAAATAAGTCTTTCATTTGGTTACTAATTTGTTGTGCCACTACCTGTGTTTCTTTTTGTGTATGTGAATCAAGACGTAGGTTACACACACGAGCAAAGGCATATAGACTACCTGACCAGATCCATTCAGTCATGGTGTTCTGTGGTAGAACCATCCGGGCTTGCTCAGGACATACACCCTCATCTAACATAACGGCATAGGCACTTAATGCTAGTTTAGTAGCTTTCTCTGCAATTGGATCAAACCACCCTGCTTTGTCTTCACTACTACCTTGTTTTACATTGCTGGCTGACTTGCGCCAGTAATCAGGTAGATAGAATTCAGGTTCAGTACTAACATACCGTCGACTGACTTCATTCCAAGATAAGCCAACAGTGTGCTTAACCAACTGACGAGCAACAAATATCGGAGCCTTAATCCTAAAAGATGCAAAGGCATGAGAAAAAGGAGACCAGTGATTGTGAGTAGCAAGATAAGAAATGAGTTTACAGTCAGCATCATTTAGAGTTAGTTCCAAAGTTTTTTTATTACAACTAGCCCATGAAGACTGTTTATCAAAGCTAACACGTGCTGCGTTGACTACGCTCAGATCTGAACCCATACTATCTAGTAAAGTTACTTCAATCGGACTTACTTTCATTTACAACCTCTGTTAGTAGTTTAATAGTTTCTGCAGCTTCATTTAATGCTTCCCGTAACATTGCATTATTAGACATGCATTGTTTAAGAGCAGAGTAAATTTTACTTGTTTCATGATTCCAAGTTAATGGAGTACATTCAGCGAGTGTCTCCAGATCCTTTAATTGTTCCATTGTCTTTTCGTCTAGTTAGTTTAGCGTAGTTAACTTGCATTACATCTTCAAGTTCAAATCCAAGAGCATCAGATAGACGAGCACAATACCAAAGTACATCGCCCACTTCATGCATGATTGCCACTGAATCGTAGGAACCATCACGAAGTAACTTCTTAACTTTACCAGCAATCTCGCCAGCTTCTGATGCAACACCCATTGCAAGGTAGTAAAGTTCAGTAGAAGAACCAAGACCAGCGTCTGGATAGATGGCAGTTTCAAGTGTCTTTGTTTGATATTCATTCGCGTTCAAATGTAACTCCTAATTCTGCATGTGCAATAATTGCATTCAAATAATCACGTGCTTTATATAGATCTTTAATACCATCCTTGTCTTGCCAACGGAATACATATTTCATTACATTTCCTTCAGCAAATGGAACATTCTTTTCAATAAGAAGATCCATTAGTTTGGTATCTTTATAGTGATTCGGACTTTGTATCGACAAGATCTGTTTCCTTTAATCGTTCATTGATAATTTTAATTAGTTCTGGATCACGGTATGCAAAGTTATCTGGAATTTCTAGATCGTAGATAACACGATGATCTAAAACATCACCATACTCACGTACAATATAGTCTTTAATGCTTGTTTCTGCGCAGATAATAATGTCTGCCCATTTAATAAGCACAGGATCTACTTGTACAAGTGCATAGTCGTGAATGCCAGCTGCTCTACAATTGTAATCTGTATTGTTAGACAGTACCCATGCAATCGTAGGAGAGCGTAGTAAACCTGCAGAACATACAGTTAGTACTCGCTTATAGCTACCTTGATATGGATTCTGACAATTCCATAACGCATTATTTCTCATTAAATTTCTTCTTTAAATAGTCGAGGGAAACAAACATTTCGTCGAAGCTACCGTTGTTTACTTCGTGCAACATCAGTACACCTCGCCAATGTTTATTAGTTTGATGGTCTAGATAACCTTCGTTATGTTCGTAGCAACTGCCTGCAATAATGCAAGTGATTGTACTCCCATCAGGACGTTTACCATATGCTACTTGTCTACCTTGTTGGTGTCCCTGAATACAGGACATATGCATCTTTGATACCAATGCAGTAGCTGTTGTAGCAGGACGGCCCATTACCCCTGTTGGGAAGTAATGACAATAAGCAACACCATCAATAAAAACAGGGCTAAGAAAGTCATGTACTTCCCAATCTTCATAAGGAAGATCTTCATAACTAATTAGTCCCTCCAATTTTGGATCATCATTAACAGCACGTGCAATACGATGCTCATGATTACCTAGAGTAAGAACAAGTCGTGGTTTGTATTGTTTTTCTTTGTTCTTTTTCTGTCGTTGATTGTACTCATATAATGGCCCTAGAAGGGCATTCATTGCGTCTCTAGCAGCTTCAATATCTTTAGTGTACCTACGACCTTCAAAAGACTTTTTACCTACGTCATATGAGGATAGAGATTCCATATCAGCAAAGTCACCTAAATGAATTACTGTGTCTGGTTTTTTCTCTACCATAAACTCACCTATCCAACGAAGATAATCAACGTTTTCGCCGTGTTTTACTTGGCTGTCTGGAATTACTAAGTGCTTCATTGTTTAAATCCTTTTAAATAATTAATGGCACTTGCTAAAATTTCAATGTTATCTTTTGCATGTCCTAATAATACATTGCAGTGATGACAAAGAATACCACGAACTATATTTGTAGTATGGCAATGATCAACATGCCAATCTCGTTTTCCAGAAGTGTTTGTACCGCAAATAGCACAAAGATTTCCTTGTTGGTTAAAAAGATTTATATAATCATCATAAGATAAACCATAACGCTTTAATCGTCTTTTTTGTTCTGATTTTCTAGCAAATGCTTTATACTTTTCTGGATTAGCTGCTCGTCGTTCTTTTTGTTTTTTGTTTTGTTGATCTAACTGTTCTCTGGTTCGCACTCGTTTTGCCATGATCCTCTGAGATCCAATTCTTTAATTGTTCTGTGTCTCTAATAGAACACCACTTAAAATTGTTTTTGTCCGCCCATTGAGCGTGGGTTGTTTGCATACCACCGCACTTTTTATTGGGATCTTGAAAGACAAAACGTAAATCAATATCTGGATGTTGTTCTTTAATTAGGATGTATTTTTTACGTTCAGCATGATCAGATAAATAGCCCTTGGTCTCAAGCAAAAGACCATTCATTAGTGTCCAGTCTACAGTATATGTGTGGTTAGATTCTGGAATAATGTATGGTACTTTTGTAATTTCGTAGTCGTAAAGCACTTCAAAATCATTAAGAAGCTTTTCAAACTGAAGCTCTAGTTTTGATCGTCGTTTAGTTGACATTGACTAGATCTGAGTCGTTTCGCACTGAACTGTAGGTTCCATCACCGTTCCATTGACAGGGATACCAGATGTCGGAGACTTCGTCGTAGACTGCACCATTGATGTATCGTCCTTCAAAGACTTCATAAATTGCAACTCGTTCTCCAGCTCTTGTCTGAACACGCTTGTTAAATGTAATCCTTGGCTTCGGTGTGCCCATGTTTCTCCTTCGTTTTGCATAATCCACAGACACTGTGCATTCATAATGAATCGTGAGTATTCATCATCATATAATGCAAGTACTGTGTCAAACATTTCTTGTTCAGTTTCTAAATGATCAATTGCTTTGGCAGCTTTAACAGGACCAATCTTGTCTACACCAAATACATTATCTGACCTATCACCAACAAGCATTTGCTTATAGAAGGTACGCAGACCAGTTAATTGATCTACATGGGTGTATTCTACTTTGTTCCAGTTAAAGTGTACGCCGGGGATCATGAGCAGATCTTTGTCGAGAGAGCATACAACAGTCTCATCAGTCTGTTCAATACCCAGCAAGTCATCCGCTTCAATACCGTCACTAACGACTGCATTCCATTCCTTAATTAAATATTCACGACAATCTTGTAAATAGAAAGGTGGTTCTTTATCTTTGCGATTAGCTTTATACTCGGTATTGATAATCTTTCTAAAGTTACCACGACCAGTTAAGAACGCTTTGTATTGTTCACTCTCGGTTGCTTCTAGAATCTGACGCATTAGTACATCAACACGATACACAGCAACATCAAGGGGTTCATGTTCTTGTACAGTTGCAGCACATCTAAATGCAACTAGATCTGCATCTACTAAAGCAATAGCCATTAGAAATATCCTAGAACACCACCAAGTGGCAATGTAAGAACACCAACTAAACGTGCAATAAGCATACCAGTAAGTGGTCCACTAAATGTAGCAATAATTTCAATTAAATTTAAAATCCAGCCAATAAATAAAGCAAGAGCAATGGCTAAAACACCACAATAAAAACTAAAAACTAATTTGTTTTCCATATTATACACGCATCTTTCGTTCATATCCACCAACTACTTTAAGAGCAGGTGTACTTAGTTTAACATGTGTATCCATAGAACCACAGTTAGGACATTCTACGTTGTTTTTATTTGCAGTTAGTTTCTCAAACTCATGAGAACAATCACCACATACAAAATCATACATTCGTTTCATATATTCTCCAATAATAATCCCGCTTACCATACTGCGGGGTAGCTGCCGCCTGCGAAACTGCCAGACCTTAGTGGGTGTATACACATCCACTGCTACGGATCAAGCTATTGCTAATGCTTCAATGAGGTACAGGCTCTCAGCATTGTTACTTTCCTGTACTGTTATAAGGTAATCACTTACTAATGCTGTAGCCCAGTGTTGAAAAACCATTGGTAGGATGACCAAGTTCTTTTAGTAGCTTACGCAGAGCAGTGCGTGCCTTTTCGTATGATCCAAAACCAGCCTTGAATGCTGCCTTGGTAATTTTCTTGTTGTTTAGCTTTACAAAATACATATTGTTTCCTTTCTTAAGGGTTTTGTTGTTGTTCAATTCTCTTTAAAACTTCTTCAAAAAGAATTGGTTTGAAGTCTGTTTGTTCTACA